ACCCCATCTTCCGCAGACTGTCGAACGACGCGGTGACGGAGATGTTGTCGACGGTGTACAGACCCTGCGGGGTGTCCTGCGAGGCGCCCTGGCTGTGGATGACGTGCAGGGCCGGGATCCTGTAGGGGCCGATGAAGGTCTTCCCCTGTCCCGTCGCCTCGTCGTACAGGTCGTCCCCGGCCGGGTCGGTGTGGGAGTAGCGGTAGTACTGGACCATCTCGCCGACCTCGTGCTGGCGCCCCCGCAGGGACGCCATGATCTCGGTGGTCTCGTAGTTGGCGTTGAACCGCCCCGACCGCTTCCAGTCCAGGCGGCCCATCAGAAGTACCCGCCCCAGGTCTGAGAGGGGATACCGGACTCGTCGTCGTTCTGGTGGCCCGGCCCGATCGGCGGCAGGATCCGCTGCGGAAGCGAGTAGTCGTCGTACTCCCGCTCACGGAAGATCGGCACGAGACGTCCGGTCGTACGGGAGACGCGCCGCAGGTTGGTGACCTCGATCGCGTACAGGCCGACGCCCATCTTCTCGCACAGCATCTTGTACCGGTCGGTGAGCAGTTCGATCTGCTTCTGGATCTGCGCGAACCGCTGGCCCCGGTCGACGGAGGTGCCGTCGGCGGTCTGGACGTTGATGTCGGTCGCCGCGTCGGTGGCCAGCGCCCACATCGCCTCTGTGCACGCCAGCATGACGATCATGACGTCCTCCTCCGGTGGGAGGGTGGCGAAGTCGACGGGCTCCTCGCTGTAGCGGATGAACCCGTTGTCGTCGCGGTACCGGGCGGAGATCGTCCGTCCCCGGTTGTGCTGTGCGAACGCGTCGCCCAGGTAGACGTCCAGCTCGTCGTCGGCGAACAGGCTGTAGGACTGCCCGGACACGAGCAGCAGCGCGTCCAGAGGAAGCGCGGCGTTCAGGGTGAGGATGCCGTTCAGCGCGTCCAGGACGTAGTCGCTGGTGGTGAGTACCGTCTGCGTGGTGCCGACGACCCGGACAGCCTCCAGGCCGGTGACGTTGTTCGCACTCAGTTCGTACTCGGCGACGTCCCCCGTTCCCCGGATGGTGTCGCGGAACGGCGTGAGCCGGTCGCCCAGCTCGTTGCGTACCCGTGACCGCAGGTCCTCAAGGGTGGCCATTCCGCGACTCCGATCAGGTATTAAGGGTCAGCGCGCCAGCGGCGATCTGAAGGGACTCGTTCGTCGCCGCCTGAAGCGGGCTGTCGATCGGCCACGCGTAGATGACGGTGCCGGTCGTGCCGGACGCCGAGGTGACCAGGGCGGCGTAGGTGGCCGCGTCGGTCATGTCGGCGGTGAACGGACCGAAGAACAGCAGCGCGTTGTTGCCGGTGGTCATCGGGGCGCCGGACGGTGCGGTCCATACGACCTGCTGCCGGGCGTAGCCGGGCGTGGAGACCTCCGGGAGGGAGGTCATGCTGTAGGTTCCGTCCTCCTGCGTCGGGTCGGCGATCAGCAGGGCCAGGTAGGTCGTACGTGGCGCCGTGTACGCCACAGCCCGGCCGGTGAGGAAGTCCAGGGCGTTACCGGCCCAGACGGGGTTCGTACCGGCCATCAGGCATCAACCTTCTTGAACAGCCGTGTGAAGTCGGACAGGTGCAGGGAGAAGTGCCGGACGGACTTGCCCGGCGCGTGGTCGCCCTCGTCGGTGATGACGTGTGTGTCATGAACGTGAGCGAGCAGGACGGAGTCCTCGCCCGCGTGGCCGACGCCAGCGGTACCAGCCGGGTGTACGTCAACCACGACGACCGTGGAGCCGGTGGGAAGGTGACCCAGTCCGGCTCCGTGGCCTTCGGCGTTCTCCAGCACGTACGCCTCACCCGAGGTCGGGGAGGGGGCGGGAGTAGTCATCAGTAGTGCTCTCCTTGAGCCGATCAGTGCCAGATGTAGCCGAGCGAGTCCAGGTGGTCGTAGAGAGGCTTCGGCGCCTTGTAGCGCTGGCCCTCGACGAAGTCGTAGTGCTGGCCGTGGCCGAAGGTCATGTTCTCGATGGCGGTGTTCACACGGAACTCTCGGTGCGGGGTCTCGACCTCGACGGCCTCGGCGACCTCGATGACGGTCTCGACGACCGGCTCCGGGGTCTTCGGGCGGGCCTCGACGACGGTGTCCGACTTCTCAGCAGCCGCAGCCTCGTTGATGAGGGAGATCTCCCTCTCGCGGGCCGCCAGTTCGTCGGCGTGCTCCTTGGTGAGGGCGGCCTTGTTGCGGCCGGTCAGGTCACCGGGACGAGCGACATTGCGTGCAGGCATTTGTTTCTCCGGGTTCAGGACTCAGGTATGTGAGGCGGTACTACTTTAACGAGGAAGGGGAGCGGTCCTGGTAATCCAGAAACCGCTCCCCTAACCTTCAGGATCACGCGACCGCGAATACCAACTAAGCCATCAGGCAGGCTGAGAGATTAGTTGGTCTCCGCGATCAGAACGGCCTGGTCGGTGATGAGGCCGAGGCCCCAGATCGCGTACCAGGCGAGCGCGTGCTCTCGTCCGAAGTCGAGAATGCCGCCATCGCGCAATTCCACCGGAAGCGAGATCGCGTGGCCGAACGCATTGTCGCCCAGGAAGATCGACTGGTAGACCGTCTTTCCGCCCGCATTGGTGACCTGCTTGACCTGCGTGGTCTCGATGAATACCGTGTCCGCGATCCGGCCAATTTCGCCGAGGAGGAAGTTACCCGGGGCCGCGTACTTGGTGACCTCGATGAACTCGGGGTCATCACGCAACTTGCGGGACTGGTGCGGGTGAATGAAGCAGACGTAGGTCTCGCCGAGACGCGGGACATTCTTCGTCGCCAACGTTTCGACCGCGTCCTTTACCAGGGCCGTGGTGAAGTCGAACGTGCCGTCCAGACCGTCCGTGGAAGTCGCGGCGGTGCCGTGGCCGTAGACGCCCATGCCGCTCATCGCGGACGCGGTGGCGTACTTGTTGTAGCCCCAGATCTTCGAGGTCGCCTGGAGCAGGGTGTCCCTCGCGGACTGGTCCAGGTAGAGAGCCATGTTGCGTCCGAGCAGGCGCGATGCGCTCGCCATGACGTCGTCGAACGAGGCGTTCAACAGCAACTCGGAGACCGCGACGGCGTAGCCGTGCTCGGCGACGGTGATGGAGAACTGCGAGGCCGAAAGGGCGTTGGTCTGCATCCGGACGCCTTCGACCAACTGCGACGCGGCACCCAAATTGTTGTAGCGCATAAAGTTGATCGTGAGTCCGGGCTGAACGCCCAACTCCGTCTTCTTCACAGCGAACTGTTCGAACCGAAGAATCGGCATCGACTGGAACAGGATTTCCTTGCTCCAGATGGTCTGAATGGCCGCACCGAGAGTGCTGTTGGCGCCCGAGTAGTTCGTCGGGGAGGCCGACAGGTTCGGGGTACCAGTGATCGCGCTTGGCATACTTGGATTTCCTTAGTTACGGGTACTCGACCGAATTACGAGTACAGTCCACGCTGGTTCTGGGCTGCCTGACCGACGCCCAACTGGCCCCGAATCTTGGCGTACTCCGACATCGGCATGTCGCGGAGGTCAGAAAGGGAGTACGACTTAGTGCCCGGATCGGTGTCCATTGGTCCCGTGGTGGAATAGCCCGTGGGGCTCACACCGCGCATGGAAGCACGCTGCTGAATAGCAGCCTGCTGGACCGATTCCAGAATAGCCTGGGTCTTCGCCTTGACTGTAGCGATAGAGGCTTCGACCTCCTCCGGCGAATTACCGCCGACGAAGTCGAGAAGTTCCGGAGCGACGTTGTCCGACTCCTCGGAAACGCGTCGCTGAATGTACGTCTGGAGGTTGTTGAACTCCTGCTCCTTCTGGAACAGAAGGCGCTCCTCCTCGCGCTGGCGCTCGATCTGCTCGAAGCGCGAAGACCACTCCTGCTCCTTCTGCGCGAGCAGGTCCTTGGCGGACATGTCGTCCTCCGCCTTGCGCTTCGCCTCGGCCGCCGCTTCCTGCTGCTTGCGGGCCTCTTCGGCCTGGGCCTCCTCGCGCGCCTTGCGCTGGGCCTCGATCTCGGAGAGGAACTGCTTGTTCTGCTCCTCCACGGTCTGGAGGCGCTTGTACAACTTGTCCTTCTCCTCCGACCGCGCCCGCTGGATGTCCTCGGCGGTGAAGCGAGCCTCGGCCGGGGTGGGGGCAGGGGTCTCGACGACAGCGGCCGGTACGACGACGACGGGGTCGCCACCCTCGCCGGGCTGCGGAGCACCACCTGCGATGGCGTGGATCGGACGGCCGTCCTTGCGGTACCCGAGGATCGCGTCGGCGGGCACCGAGATGCCCGAGGTATTAAGCGTCATGAGCGACGAACTCCTAGTCGGTGCTTTTGTCCGGGTCGCGGCGAAGCCCAGCGCGTGGGCCGTACGCCTGTGTCACGATTTCGTTAGTCATCTTCTGAATCTCGGGCGCTGTGATGTTGCCGAGTTCGACACCACCGGGAAGCGTCACCGGATTCGGACCACCAGGCTGCGGGCCGATGGGATTCCCATCTGCATCAGTCTGGGGTGCAGGCGCCTCCGCCCCATCGGGCGGCATTCCCGTCAGTTGCAGAATAGTCGAATCGATCTGCGCCTTTAGCATTCGCAGTGCGCCCTGCTGCTTGGCGTCCTCGATCTGCTCCTCGAATATCTCCCTGACCTTCTCGTCCGGGAACTCCTCGCCCAAGTCGTGGAGGGCTCCGCGCATGGACTCAAGGCCCATGGACATCTTCGCCTGGATCTCGTTCAACTTGATGAGGGTGTCGACCGGGAGAGGGGCTGGCCATTCGCACTCGGTGAAGTAGGCCATCGGGTCGAGAACGTCGACCATCGGCGGCTGGTCATCCTTCATGATGCCCTCGGTGGACGGGTCATACAGCCGGGATTCCGGCTCGAAGGTGAACAGCGTCTTGAGGATGAGTTCGTTGATCTTCTGGAGACCGACGGAGTACTGCATCTTCTTCTGGTCGTAACGGGACATCATCGGCCGGTACATGATGGCCAAGGCCACGCCGGACGTGTTCGAAGCGGGCTGCATCTGGCCGAGCGCCGTTTCCGGAACGCCCGTGATCTCGTGCATCGAGCGCTTGATCATCTCCAGGTACTGAAGCGGCCCAGCGAGATCGACGCCATTCTCCAAGTTGTACACCTGGGCGTCCTTGGGAAGTCCGCCCCACACTTTTCGGGGGCCCTTCTCCAGGTTGCTCGCTTTGGCGCCGGAAATGATCGTGACCGGGGCCGCATGGTAATTGATGATGTCGCTGATGTCCGTTGCCTTCTCGTTGTACTCACGGTTCAGCGAGATGATGTCGGCGATGTCCGACAGACCCCACGGAGAACCCGAGACCTGAGAATTGGCGATGTGCACGACCGGAATGGTGCCGAGAGGGTTCGGCCGGG